GTAAATGGCGCTGCACCTGCTCCAGCACAACCTACTCCAGCACCTCCTCCTCCAAAACCAGACCCTAGAGCAGAGGAATGGGCAAGTAAAAATGGTTGGTTTGGACAAGATCAAACAATGACTTATGCTGCTTTTGGCATACATAAGACATTAATTGAAGAAGAGGGTATTGATCCTAACACAGAAGAGTATTATACTGAACTAGATAATAGGATTAAATCGGAATTTCCGCATAAATTTGGAGAGACCAAAAAGTCCTCTGGCCCCAGAGTCGCCTCTGCTGGAGCCACCGCCTCTAAGTCGGCATCGCAAAAGGGACGCAGAACAGTCAAATTAACTCCTTCGCAAATAGCAATTGCGAAAAGGTTAAATGTTCCGCTAGAAGAGTACGCTAAGTATGTAAAGGAGTAGAATATGGCTATAGATAGAACAACACGACAAAATAAAAGTCGTGCAAATAACACAAGGAGACAACCTTGGCAACCTCCAGCAAAGCTGGATGCACCTCCTCCTCCAGAGGGGTTTGAACATAGATGGATTAGAACCACCATTCGTGGTGAGGATGATAAATCAAATGTTTTTTCCAGAATGAGAGAAGGATGGGAACCAGTTAGGGCAGATGAATATGGGTCCGAAGCTGATAAGTATCCAGTGATAGAAGAAGGTAAAAACAAAGGAATTATTGGTGTCGGTGGTTTAATGTTGGCACGAATACCCACAGAAACGGTACAAGAGAGAACTGAATATTTTCGGGATCAGACCCGCAATCAATTGAAAGCCGTGGACGAAAACTTGATGAGGGAACAACATCCCTCGATGCCTATCAGTGTTGATAGGCAAAGTCGTGTAACTTTCGGAGGGAAAAAACCTTCCGAGTAACTAATGAAGGAGCAATAAATGGCTAATGCAAATGTAGCTTTCGGATTTAAGCCTGTAGGAATGCATGGTTCAAGTCCAGCGACTCAAGGTACGAGTCAATACTTTATTGCTAGTAATGCTTCCGCGATCTTTCAAGGTTCACCAGTCAAAGCCGAATTAACTGGCGGAACTATTCAGATCGCCTCTGCTTCTGGTAACGGAGACCAATTAGTTGGTATCTTTGCTGGATGTGAGTATGTGGATGCAACTACTGGCAAGTTAAAGTTTAGTAATACATGGCCTGGTTCAGGATCAGCTAATACTAACTTTGACATTAAAGGGTTTGTGTATGATAACCCAGCACAGAGATTTATTATCGCAAGTGATGGAACAAACACTGACAGAGCAACTGCTAAAGCAGATATCTTCAAGACTGCTGATATAGCAAGTGGAGCAAGTGGTAATACTACAACTGGTATTTCTTCTGCCGTGCTAGATATATCAACTGCTGAAGACACAGATACATCAAATGTGGTTATGATTTTAGGTATCCACGAAGATGTGACTAATGCTGATCACAGTGCTGCTGGTGTTTCATACATAGTTAAAATCAACAACCATGCGTTAAATTCTTCGGATGCTGACGCTACTGCATCTTAAGGAGGGTGTAATATGGCTATTTCAAGAGCACAACTCGCCAAAGAACTAGAGCCTGGTTTAAACGCCCTCTTTGGTATGGAGTATAATAGGTATGAAGGACAACATGCAGAAATCTACGATACTGAGTCATCTGACAGAGCATTCGAAGAAGAAGTAATGTTGAGTGGTTTCGGAGCAGCACCGACTAAGCAAGAAGGTTCTGGTGTCACATTTGATGACGCAAACGAAGCTTACACTTCAAGATATAACCATGAGACTGTAGCAATGGCTTTCTCAATAACAGAAGAAGCTGTAGAGGATAACCTTTACGACAAGCTTTCTGCTCGTTATACAAGAGCACTTGCTAGATCAATGGCACACACAAAGCAAGTAAAAGCGGCTAATGTATTAAACAATGCGTTTACTGCTGGAGCAACTGCTGGTGGTGATGGTAAAGCATTATTAGCAACAGACCACCCATTAACAAATGGTGGTACTTTCGCTAACGAGCCAACTGTCGCAGCCGACCTTAACGAAACATCTTTAGAAGATGCTTTAATTAAGATTGCAGGCTTTGTGGATGAGAGAGGATTAATTATCGCTCTAAGAGGAATGAAACTAATTATTCCAAGACAACTACAATTTGTCGCAGAGAGATTGTTAAACTCTAACTTAAGACCTGGAACAGCAGATAATGATGCTAATGCAATGAGGAACATGGGAATGTTACCTAATGGCTATGTCATCAACGATTATCTAACTGACACAGATGCATTTTTCATTAAGACAGATGCACCAAATGGTCTTAAGCATTTCGAAAGAATGGCAATGGCAACAGCAATGGATCCAGATTTCGATACTGGGAACATGAGATATAAAGCAAGAGAGAGATATTCTTTCGGCTTCTCAGATCCTCGTTCACTATTTGGTTCACCTGGAGCTTAATAAAAAATACGCATATTTTTGGGGTGGCTCTTTGCAGTCACCCTTTTTTTATGTATAATAAAGAAAACCTTGACAGTTACATGGTGTAACTGACAATTGCCAAGACAAGGAGTATAACATGGCTAATACAACATTCTCAGGTCCTATTAGATCTGAAAGCACAATTAAAACAATCAGTAAAGATGCAACTAGCGGAACTATTACAGAGGTAACAACTCTTGGTGGAGCACCAGTTAGCTTATCTGATGGTAACGTAACTCTTACAAATGCTACTCATAGTGGTAGAGTCTTACTTGTACCAGATGGATCACAAGACAACACTTATACATTACCAGCACCTATAGCTGGGTCTATGTTTAGATTTGTGTATGCTGGAGGAGCTGCAGATGCAACAGATGCTCTTATTATTACACCAGGTAATACGAACTTTTACATTGGTCAAGTTGTTCATTTAGATACAAACGCAGATAACTTAACTGTATTTTCAAATGGTAGCTCAAACAGTAGTGTGCAGTTAAATGTGCCACAAGCATTTGATATTACGATTATGGGACTAAACACAACCAATTATCAAATTTTTGGCACTGTTACATCAACAACAGTTCCAGCTTTTGCTGATCAGTAATAGGAGATATAAATGGCTGGAACAAGATCTGACGTAAAAGCCTTTAATGTTAATCAAGGAGATGCAGCTGCTTTGGTAGGGCCTGCTCGATCAAGAATAAGACAGATCGTTATCTTTGCAGACGCGGCTGGTGCTATTACTATTACCGATGGTAATGGTGGTGCTACTTTGATTGCACAAAGTTTTCCAACTGGATTACATACTCTTAATATTCCAGACAATGGTATATTAGCAGAGAGTGGTGCATACCTATCTGCCTTTACTGGTAGTAGCAATAAACTAACGGTATTTTTATCATAATGGCTAGAACGAGAGACAAGCAACCTCCTAAGACCAAAAAATATTTCCGTTCCACTAAGTCTGGAGCTGGAATGACTAAGGCGGGGGTTGCTCGTTATCGAAGAGATAATCCAGGCAGTAAATTAAAAACTGCTGTAACTGGTAAAGTTAAGAAGGGTAGTAAGGCTGCAAAGAGAAGAAAGTCATTTTGTGCTAGAAGTGCTGGACAAATGAAAAAGTTTCCAAAAGCAGCTAAAAATCCTAATAGCCGTTTAAGACAAGCAAGGAGAAGATGGAAATGTTAAAACCTAAAGAAATAATGAATGGAGTTTCTGTTGTTCTTGTTGCTGGATCTATTGCATGGATAGTTACCACTCTTATTGAGGTAGATAAAAGAACTGCTGTTACTGTAGTAAAGGTTGAAGAAAACCACAAAATGTTACATACTTTGTGGATAGATTTTATTAATAGAAAGACAATTGATGGCAATCTCGCGGGGATCAATGTCCCAACAAATAACAAAAGCACCAGGTAAAAGGAAGTGGAGTGCCAAGAGGAAGAGGAAAATCAATTGTGCCAGACCTCGTGGATTTTCTGAAAAAGCACATTGTGCCTCTAAAAAAAGGCGAGGTAGTAAGAGGTGAACCTCAAAAGGTTTGTCTTAGATGTAAAAAAAGACAGTGGATGTGTACCTGCTGGAAACTAATGAAAGGAAAGTATTATGCCTAAAGACGCATGTTATCACAAAGTAAAAGCCAGATATAAGGTTTTTCCATCGGCTTATGCATCAGGTGCCATCGCAAAATGTAGAAAAGTCGGTGCAGCCAACTACGGCACTGGTGGTAAAAAGAAAAAGAAAGCAATGGGTGGTGGATTAAATGCTGCTATTGAAAAGGTAAAAAGAGAAACAATGACTGCCAAAGAAGGTAAGGTTGTTAGAATGACCAAACGAAAATCGAAAAATAAAAACATAGCTAGAGGTTGTGGTGCTATAATGGCTGCTAGAAGAAAGAAAACAAAGTATTCATAATGGCTGTAAGAAAAACAAAAAAAGGTCTAGCTTTAAAACGATGGTTCAAGGAGGACTGGAGAGATGTTAAAACGGGCAAAAAATGTGGTCGTCAAAAAGGTGAAAAGCGTGGTACACCTTATTGTAGACCGAGTAAAAGAATTAGTTCAAAAACTCCGAAGACTACTAAGGAGATGACAGCAACAGAAAAAAGAAGTAGAATAAGGCAAAAGAATCGTCTAGGTCAACCAGCAGGCGCTCCTAGAAGAGTTAAAGCGTTAAGAAGAAAGAAGAAGTAATGGCAACTTCAAACTCAAGAGATTTTGATTTAGATGTAGGAGAACTCATTGAAGAGGCATATGAAAGATGTGGCTTAGAGATGAGAAGTGGTTACGATGCTAAAACTGCAAGACGTTCTTTAAACCTTATGTTTGCTGATTGGGCAAACAGAGGACTTAATTTATGGACTGTAACGCAAGAAACAAAAGCCGTATCCTCTGGAACTGCTACCTATACATTATCGAGTGAGTTTGTAGATTTACTAGAAGTTGTTTTAAGGAATAGTTCTGGAACTGATTTTACTCTTACACAGATGAGCCGTGGTGAATATTTAAGAATACCTAACAAAACAAGCACGGGACAACCAAGTCAGTATTTTTTTGACAGACAAACAACTCCCACAATAACTCTTTGGTCTACACCAGATGCTTCTTACACTCTTGTTTATTATTATGTAAGAAGAATACAAGATGCAGATGCTTTAGTTAATACAACAGATGCACCTTTTAGATTTTTGCCGTGCATGGCTGCTGGTCTCGCTTATTACATATCAATAAAAAGAGCACCAGAAAGAATACAAATATTAAAAAGTGTTTACGAAGAAGAGTTTCAAAGAGCCATGTCAGAGGATGCAAACAGCACACCACTTAAGTTAACACCAAATATATCGTACTTGAGGTACTAAATGGCTAGGTACGCAAGTGGCAGAAAAGCATGGGGTTATTCAGACCGATCTGGATTTCGCTACCGTTTAAGAGACATGATAAAAGAATGGAATGGTTTAAAGGTAGGTAAAGATGAATACGAAGCTAAACATCCACAATTAGAACCTAATTATCCAGGTCCAGATCCAACAGCTTTATACGAGCCAAGACCAGATTCAAGAACAGAACCAGCGATAGAAAGATTATTAGGGATAAATCCTTTTTTACATTCTGGTGATGGAGTCGTAACAGTTACTGAAACAACTCATGATAGAACTACTGGTAACACAGTAAGATTTAGGGATGCTGTTGGATTTGGAACTGAAGTTACAAAGGCATTACTTGAATCATCCAGTGGATATTCAATAACTGTTACAACAACAGATCAATATACATTTACAATCCCTAACATACCTTCTGCACCTACACAAACATTTACCATAACAGTTGGAACTGGAAGTGGTGGAGGAAATGTATTTTATATAGATGGCGTAGCTAATCCAGTATTGAATTTAAAAAGAACAGGTGTGTATACTTTTAATCAAAATCATTCTACTAACAGTGGGCATCCTTTTGCTTTTAAAACAGCAGAGGACGCTTCATATATAGCAGGTGTAGTTTTTAAGTTAGATGGAGTAACCAAAACATTAAGCGAATATTCAAACACAACTAATTTTAATGCTGCAACTTTAAGAGAGATAACATTCACTGTAGCGAGTGGAGCACCTTCTACTTTAAAATATTATTGCACTGTTCATGGTAATGGTATGGGTAATACAATTAATGTATCAACGATAGATCAAGGAACAAATGTTAGTTTTGGTGGAGAAATAGCCACAGTTGGTCCAGTAACATTGGAGAAGTAAATGAGTTTTACATACGCACAATTAAAAACAGCAATACAAGATTACACAGATAATGCTGAAACTACTTTTGTTAATCATTTAAATGATTTTATTAAAGCCTCTGAAGAAAAAATATTTAAATCAGTAGATCTTGATCTTTTTAGAAAAAATGTAACAAGTGCGTTGACCGCTTCGGATCAGTATTTAACAATACCAAATGATTATTTAGCTTCTTTTTCATTACAGATAACAACAGCTGGATCAGAAGGATATTTGTTAAAAAAAGATGTTAGCTTTATAAGGGAGTACACACCAGCTGCTACAACAACTGGATTACCGAAATATTATGCTCGTTTTGATATAGATAACTTTATCGTTGGGCCCACCCCGAACAGCAATTATACTATTGAGTTACATTATTACTACAGACCTACAAGTTTAACAGCAGGGGCAGATAGCGGCACAACATGGTTAAGTACAAATGCTCCGTATGCTTTACTTTACGGATCACTTGTAGAAGCGTATAATTATATGAAAGGCGAACCAGATGTTATACAAAATTACAATGGTTTATATATGCAATATTTAGAGCGTCTAAAAGATCTAGGAGAGGCTAGAGAAAATACAGATGCTTTTAAAACTGGTCTTCCGTCAAGACCACGAACTTAAAGAAGGAGTAATAAAATGGCGACAGCAAACGCAGCAACCAATTATCTAGAAAGAAGATTATTACATTATATATTTAAAAATGATTCTCTCTCTTTCTCTTCACCAGGAAACAGTATCTATGTAGGATTGGCAACAGCCGTATCCGCAGCAGAAACTGGATCACTAACAGAAGCAACATTTACAAACTATGCTAGACAGCAAGTTCCAGCTTCTGATTGGACAACCATAGGTGCAGATTCAACTGACACACAAACAGCTAAAAACACAAATGCTATCAGCTTTCCAGCGTCAGGTGGTACAAATAATACAATCACTCATGTGTTTATTGCAGATGCATCTAGTAGTGGTAACATATTGTTTGTAGGTGCTTTAGACGCATCTAAGACAATTGAGTCTGGAGACATATTTAGAATTAATGCTACGAACTTAACGATTGAGCTTAAGTAATGGCTCTTGTTCTATCAGATAGGATAAAAGAGACAACAACCACAACTAGCACTGGAACTTATACTTTAGGTGGTGCAGTATCTGGTTTTGAAACCTTTACCGCTAATTTAAGTAATGGTGATACAACATATTATTGTTGTACTGATGGAACTGATTTTGAGGTAGGGTTAGGTACTTTTGCTTCTTCTGGTACTACCCTTGCCCGTACAACTATTATATCAAGTTCAAACTCTAATAATGCTGTAAATTGGAGTTCTGGTACAAGAGACATATTTTGTACATTACC